AGCTTGAGTACTTCCAATCCAAAGGCGCGATCAACTTCATCAACAACGGCGACGACGAGATAGTTTACACTAAATCCGAAGAGCTGATGAAGAAGTACAAGAAGTACCGTTACGATGGAAAGCACGGACACTACGTCGTTGAAAGCGAAGTAGGCCAAGGCTTTTCCGGGTTGCTTCTCCGGAGGGAGGGTTTGAACTACCACCCGACTCCGAAGATTCACACCGCCTTCGAGAAGATCTATACGCCCGAGCGCTCCATCGGCGGACACTTTCGGCCTTACTGGCCGATTGGTGTGTTGGAGCGGATCAACAACCAGGACCAGAGCCCTATGGGTCATGTTGCCTGGGAGATCCACAACAGGTTGTATCACGACCTGCTTGCGCCACATTACGGTTCATTCTTGTCTATCGTCAATTCGGCGATGGAAAAGATGAGCCTACAAATCGATGGTCTCACAGCCGTCGACAAAGACGTTCTCGAAGACAACGATCGCATTCATTACAAGTACATCGAATCGGACATCAGTCCGGAGGTGTATGAACGCGTTACGTCGAAGATCCCGTTTCAGTTTTATCAACACATCATCAACTCCTATTACGGAGGGCACGCAAAATGAAAAATTCTGAATACGCAGCCTATCGCGAACAGCTCGCGATGTGGTCCGCCCCCGAAGCAGCCGGCCAAGCTCGCAAAGCATGGCTTACCGCCGTGCAGAGCGCTAAGAAGGCGGACGATTCGTCCGCCCTCTTTTCGCTCGATTTCGGCGCCAAGCTGGTGACGATCAACGCCTCAGGCGAGGAATACGTCCCACCTGTCTCCGAAACGGAAGACAAAGACAAACGCATCTTCTCGAAGACGCGGTTTCCTGTCGGCCCACACATCGAGTCGGGTGTGCCATTGGGCAGCGCGCCCACCAACAAGATGATCGGTAAGTTTCGCATTCCGTGCGGACTCGTGCTGATCGTCGGAGGTGGCAATACTGGTAAAACTCCCATGGCTCACGCTCTGGCGGGTTTTGGCAACGCCGAGTACGGTGTCGTTCGCTACGGCGAACCGCTTGCTGGCTACATCTCTGACGAGACGCTCGGCGCCCTTGAGTTGGGCCGCACGATGTATCGTTATGGCGATGTCGTCGTCGACTCGGTGAAAGACGTTCTGGCTATGACGGCCGGCGGCGCGATGAAAGCGGGTATCTCCCGTGGCGCGTTGCCTCTGCTCTCCCGCTGGGGCGCGATTGCTGCTTCGATGGGCTGCACTCTGTATGTGCCGCTCAATCCGTCTTCCCCAGACGAAGAGGTGATCAAATTGCTGGCTGAGGCCGCCAAATCGAATTCGACCACATCGATTTTCGCGAACGGCGCCAATTCCTGGCAATAC